GACATACGGCCCTTGCGGGCCCCGCTGTCTTTGCTACGTCTAGGCCAGAGGTATAACTCCGCTCTAGACATAGCATCGGCGTCGGGACGTCAGTACCGAGACGCTCGCACGCTTTGAAAGCATGCTCGCATCCGAGTATGACAACACCGTATTAACGATTGTGGGGTTGCTATAGTCACCCCAGGCCTCCAGACTGATATCATCAACGTAGTCGCGCCCTCCGGCGGCGGCCACTGCTACGCGCAGCACCGGCTCCGGTATACGGTCTCGCATCAGCACCAGTAATGGGTACTTCAGAAGCACACCGTGTGGCTTCCGTTCACGTAGTAAGTGTTCGGCCTGTACACTACCTACGGCTGGCCACTGCTCCATAGGCTTGAAGACGATCGTCTCAAATTTCCGGTCGGAGAGGGCCAGACTTTTGGTCCAGCTAGATTTCCTCATCGTGGGCAGAGGGTCTATACCTGAGCTGGTCAGGGTGGCGATTTCAAGCGGCGAAGCGTGCTTGGCTAAGTACGCTTTGCTCGCCAGGTCGGGCAGGGTGGCATACCCGGTAGTATCGACTACTTCGAAAACGACCGATGTTCGCACACGCCTGTGTCGCCCTGATGACAAATACTGGGGTCCGTCGTTGACTGCTGCGGACCCCGTCAGCATGTGGCGGAGAGTCGCGTCGTCCGGGCAATCGGCGCCAAGCACACGCTTGACTGCGGATTCTAGGAGGAGAGGCGCGTTTCCATTCCTGGCTCGATTGGCCAGAGTGCGAGCCCCTTGGATCATGGTGATGAGGCCCTCACTCGGGTTGAGCAGCTTGTCAGAATACCAGTTCCCCGCAATGAGGTTTGCTGCAGCGCGGGCAAGGTACCCGTAGCTATCGCGCGCGTCACTGGCGACACGCAGGAATTCGGTGGACACGTGGCCGACAGACTGTTTCCTCCGGTTCATGCGCAACCTGGAGCCCATGATCTTGCTGATCATCCAGCCTGTCTCGCCATAGTTCTTCAGCCCCATGTACACGTCGTCACCAACGTGTAGGGACTGTCGTTCCATGACCCAGTCTTCACCGAGCACGACCATCAGGTAGGCCATGTTGAGGACACTGTTCACGTAGGTGGTGCAGCGGTGCCCGGACATCAGTGTGCCCTTGACCCGCCCGACTAGTTTACCATCTAGGTAAATGTCCTCCTTCTCAAATGAATCGAGCAGCGGCTTAGTCAGCTCCGGTGGGTACCCGGTAAGCGCAGCCGTCTCCTCGATCAGTATCTGCATTGCCTTCGTGGTGTGGTGCGAGTTGAAGTCGTCGTAATCGAGCATCGCGCTGATACCCGAACGGCTCCTGCACGCCGCCACCCTTTCGGCAATGCCAAGATGTCCCCCGCGGCCAGGGTTAAGTATAACCCGTTTCCCCAACCACCTGGACTCCACCCCGGCCATGAGGTGCTCGAAGGCCAGGTAGTTGATAGTGTCACAGGCGTAGATGGCACGGATCTTGCCGCACTCAGGTTTGGGTGCGCATGACACAAAGGTCTTGCCGTCCCAGCCAATGCAGGGGTTGCGCTCGATTGTCTCCAACCAAGCGCGGCGGTGCAGCTTGTGGACCTGCCTCTTGACTTCATTAGGCACGGGAAACTCGCCTGCCAAGAGGGCAGAGTGGCTGCCGTTGACTGCCCAACTCCACCGGGAGGTCCAGTGGTCCTCCTGTGTGGGGTACTCGATCCTGTACGAACCGTGCTCCGACCGCAGCTCGTGCCTGAGCACCCGCCGCACAGCACTCCGCAGAGCAGAATCGTCGAACTCGGCGAGGACCTCCTCGCGGGCAAGTTCGAGGTCGCACCGCCGGCGGGAGTCGGCTACGAGGTCAGTACCGGGCGTGTCCCGGCCCAACAAAGTATCCGTCTCCACAAGCAGCGCACCGTAACTGCTGGCGTTGGCACCAACAGCTTTAAGGAAGTTAGACACTTCCTTTGCCTCCTTGGGCTGGGTCAAGGCGAAGAGGCCCCACTCCGCAGCCAGAGGACAGTGGTCAGACAAAAGAGATGAGTACAGCAGGAAGGCTGTAGCTTGGTCATGCGTTGCGCCCACCCCGCGAAGCTTACCGAGGTAAGGAAGTAAAGCAAGCAGGCGCGCGGGCATGTGCTTGTCGAGGTCACGCGCAACCTCGTCCAAGAAAATGTTGGCCTTTGTCAGCGCCATGGCCCTACGTTTTGGAGGGAAGGCCTCCATGGCGCGCTTCTTGTCCGTCACCCACGTCTGTCGATCTAACGAGGGTGGCATGGTTAGGTGCTCACATAGGTAACCGAGCAACCTGGTTAAGTCATCCTTCTCCAAAGGGACCTGAACTGGAACGTCACAATACAGGTAGGAAACGGCTGCCCGGGCCAGTCGTGGCACCGGCCGACCGTCCCACTGCGGCCTGTAGATGAAGGATATCTGGTCAGCGAAAGGCATATCTAGCTTGGCAGTGATGCCCATTCGCCTAGCGACCCGCTCTAGGGCTTGCCCGAGCGAGGGGGGGTCGTTTCCGCGCTCGGTAGCCCGCTGACCCATTAGACCTGGCCCGCCGGCGGAGCGTGGGCAGCTTCAGGGCCGGCGGGGTCGGGCTGGTAGTCGAGGTCAGGGTTAGTGGGAGGGTTCGAGGGGCCAGTGGGAGGAGGGGGTGGGGGGTTGTTTCCGGGCAGGGGAGGGTTAGGCGGCAGACCTGCCCCTCCAACCTGGCCACCGCCCTGGCGCGGATACGGCGCCCCGCGCAGAGGTTGGTGGTGCGGGATGGGCCCGAGTGGTGCTCCCATCACTGGGGGCGCGCCTGCGGTAGCAGCCCCTTCGGCGTATTCAGGTATAGTCCTGTTAGCCGCATCGTGGACCGCCCCGCTAGCCGCAGCCATCATGGGCGGCGGCGTGTCGTCGAATGACGGTGGCACGTTGCTGACCGAGATGACAGGCGAATTGGCCTCACCGAACCCTCGGTTGCGAATGTTTGCCTGCGCTAAGGCGATGGCAGCCCGGGTCCTAGCGCGTTTGGCCCCGGTGTCCCCGGCGTTAGATGCGCCCGACGGCAGCGCCGTGGGCACCGTCACACGCCAGCGGATGCCGTAGTTTTCGAGCTCGAATGCCTCGGGGAGGTCACCGAGCCGACCGTTGAAATCGTCGTCCCAGTCGACGATTTTGTACTTGGCCGCATAGGCACCCTGGATGTTTATAAACTCCGCAGGTGCAGGGATCGGCGACTGCCCGCGTGTCCATAGGTATGAGGACAGCGGGTCAGCCTGTGAGTGCTTCATAGGCACGTCACCAGGGGTGGGCCCCTGATCCCCAGCCAGCGCCACCGAGTCCTCGTCGAACTGGTAGAGCTTCAAACCAGCCAAGGCGGCGGGCGCACCAGCGTATGCGGCCACCAGTCCAGACGTCCGGGCAGTGCGCATTTTGAACGCGATGGTAGAGAAGTTGGCATTCCTACCATGGTCCAATTCACGGACACGCTCGAAACATGGGATTGTCGTCTCGATGCCTGCCGTGGTCAGCGCGCCAAACCCGGCGGACTCGGCAGTCGTGCCGAAGGCGGACGCAGGGATCAGGCTGGTCGGCTCGATCCAAAAGTATGGCGCCACGGTCTTGTACTTCAGGTGGCGGTCAGGCGGCCCGAAGAGAGCCTGCCTCGCGGCCGTGCTGAAACACATGGCCGCCACTCCCGAGTCGGACGTGAGGCCGAATATGCGGCGGAGCGCCGTGATGTAAGTAGGCGCAAACCTGCCGAAGTCGGCAGCCAGTTGGCGTGCAACGTCCTGTGCGTCGGCGTTGGTTGGGTCGTCGCCTGCAGTCCCAGCCGCACCAACCTGGCCGCTGGACGACGTGAAGACCGTAGGGTAGAGGCCGCCGGTGGCCGTAACACAAGGGTCACAATGAGCGACCGCGGCGGCGGTCTTCAGTGCGACAGCATCTACCCAGGATGAGACGGACGCAGCGCTAGACCCGGCCAGAGGGGGCAGCTGTGGGTACTGGCTCAATGCAGAGTTGATACCACCGTAGGGGACGCGGAACGTGCACGACCGGAATGCGTTGCGCATCCAGCCGCCCTCGTCAGTGTGTGCAACGACACTAACGATTGCGTGGATACCGCGAGCAACGGCGTACGCGAAGACATCGCCGGCCCCACTCTCCTCGAGGTTGGCACCGACAATGCGCAGTGCCTCGACGCACGCCGTGGCAAAAGCGTACCCGTCAACTGCAGGTATGACGGGCTGGTTAGTTGCAGCATCGAGGCGTACAACGTCGGTGGTGACGGTTGCGCCTTCACCATTGGCGGCGGCGGCAAGGACAGCAAATGTGTTGTCGGACGTGGTAGTGTCCACAGTCCGTGGGATAAAAATGCTGTTGGTGCTGGCCGTCTGCGGCGAGTCGAGCGTGCCGAGCGCGACGACGCGGACAGGCTGCCCGCCTCGGAGATTGGTGGTGGTGACTCCACCGTAAACGCTCTGGGCAGCCACGCCTTTGGCAAGGCGTTCGGCCAGGCCCGCGAGGTCCATGGTTGCCCACTGGGGTGAGAAGTTGCTGTACTTGCGGGCCCACCCTTCGAAGTTGGCTGCCTGGGCAGGGTTGATGGGGACGGACGCGTCGATGAGAGGTAGTCCCTCGTCATCCCCCTTCTGGTAGGCCAGCGCATCGGTAAGCCTACCGTAACGCCGCCCCACCTCATAGAAGATGGAACGGCGCGAATAGTTCAGGACGCCGTGCTCCTGAACTCCGATGGACAGCCCTGACCGGTAGCGGCGGAACGTCCCGTCGGTCTGGATTAGACCGCCGGACGTGCCGGAGACCGCGCCGGTCAGCAGGCTGGTAACGGAAACTTGAAAATTGGCGGTTGAGGCCATGTCGCGTTGATGGAATGCTTTGTACTGTGGAACGTGTCGTTGAAGGTCGGATCAACGGAACCCTCCCCGCCGGAACAACGGCACGTGTACCCTAAGCGCAAGCCCAAACTTCTCAGTGAGTTGCAAGCGCGTGCCGGGTATTAGCCGGCCAGGCCCCACAGCGGCGCCCCCACGGTTGCAGCGAGGGTGCCAAAGCGTAAGTCCAACCTCAGGGTTATGCCTGGGCGGACTTACA